CACTGTAACAGTGCAGGGTGCAAGTTCATACCTCACCTGGAAGCGTATTGACTGGCCGACAGACGCCTGATTCTAGCAATCGGTAACGTGCCGCCAGGGGTGAAGGACCTCTGGCGGCATGTTCTACATTTAACGAAGGAGAAAAATTATGAACAAACAAACACAAGGTGCAGGCCAAGGTTTAGCTGGCACACAACCATACGGCGCCGTAGAAGGCGCACGTCACATTGGTTCTATAATGGCTGACTATCATGGCTCAGGCGTAGAACTTGCTCCACCATCAGGAATTGCTTACGGTGGCGTACATTATAAAAATGGACTATGCCAAGCAACGAACAAAAAAGAAGAACAGTGCAAAGCCCCAAAAGCAAAAGGCACTGACTACTGTGTCGGTCATCTCAATGCACTTAAGAAGATGGGCGAAAATCAAAATGATTCATCAATGTCTATAACAATTGAAAAACATTAATATGCAACGAGAAGAAAAAATTTATAATTTTCCAAATTTAAAAATAATAGAAAATTTTGTATTACCAGAAGAATGTAATTGGTTTATTCAATATTTTGAAAAACATGATTTATGGAAATTTTTTAATGCAAAGAAAAATGATTTACCAGACGGTAAAGATTTTGAACTTGTAGCAAAACAATGGGATAATCGTAAAATAGATTTTAATATACTTTATTGGACCAAAGAACATGCAGAACTTTATAAAAAAATATACCCAATCATGCTGTCTGCTAAACAAGAAATATCAACATTTTTTGATGTATCAACAAAAAATTTTCAATTAGAAAATTGGGAAGTAGTACGCTGGTATTACCCATATTGGCAGGGTCCACACCTTGACTACATAGACCCAAACTTTGACAGAAAAAACTACGACATTGATATGTCTTTTTTTTCCGAAGACGAAGAAGCATTATATCGTCGTCACTGCACAACCAAACATATGACTGGGATGATATACATGAACGAAGATTTTGAAGGCAGAGAACTTTATTTTCCGTATCACAACAACTTTGAATTAAAACCAAAACCTGGCATGTTGGTTATGTTTTCTGGGCATGCTGAAAACCCACATGGAATAAAACAAATAACAAAAGGAACCAGATACGTACACACTACGTTTTGGTGTAAAGACCCTAAAAGATTAAGTATTGCACAGTATCCCATTGGACATATTGAAAATCATAATTCTCAATATGTTGAGAATCATGGTTACTTAAATAAATATTGGGAATAATTTTTTTCGTTAAGGAATAGGAGTTTTAAATGGCTATAAACTTTTCTAACGCCAACCTTACGCTTGCACAAATGCGTACGTTTGTTGGTGAACTTTCTGACTTGGATATTGGTTTTGATGAAAACGACGATATTTCAACAGACCTTGTCAATGGTTTTATTAAAGAAGGTTTTCAGAAAGTTGTAGCATTAAGTAATCGTTGGCCGTACTACCAAACAACTTATGGATTTTCAGTACAAACAAACATTAGAAGTTATACTACTTTTAACCAAGTCCAACCTACTGTAATTGGTTCTAACCCAAAAGTAATTACTGATATATCACAAATAATATCTGTGGTAAATTCAGATGCAAACTTTCAAGGCAATGCATTAGTATATCTTGACCAAGCAAGATGTGAATCAATTTGGGTTGGCGCACAAGACCAAGAAGGAATACCAGCTTATTTTTCTATATGGGCTGACCAATTAAATCTTTGGCCAAAGCCTGATAATGATTATTCTTTTACTCTTAGAGGTTTTCGTAATCCATCTTTAACTTGGATGCAGAATGAGGGTGACTCAATTGATATTTCACCTCAGTTACAGTTGCCATTAATTAATTATGTCATGGCTCGTATCTTCCAATTCCAGGAAGACACAGAAATGGCCAATGAATACATGCGCAGTTTTGAAAAAGCAGTTGCAATTCTTCAAGGAAACCTTACTGCACCATCGAGCAATAGACAGCTTATCATGTCTGGTGGATTGCAACTAACACCTTACGATTGGTGGTGGAGCGATACACCAAACATGCGCGTATTACCGGGTAGCCCATATCCACTAGGAGTAGCACTCTAATATGGCTCAAATTCTCTTTGACCAAAAAAGAGACTTTACTGGTGGTTTAAACTTTCGTGCTGACCAGTTTCAGCTGAGAGATAATGAAACACCCTTTATTCTTAACATGGATGTAGACCCGCGTGGTGGGGCATTTACACGCGCCGCATACAAAAAGAAACATACAACACAAGTCAGCGGTAACTGGAAGCCAAAAAAATTATTTAATTATAAAGATGCCACGACACCAAGAATAATATTAACAACTGGTTATGAAACAGTTGGAACAATAGATGGAAAAATATACCAATCAACTGGTAGTAATTTTTCAACTCTAGAATATGCAGTTTATACAGATATTGCTGTTAAATCAACTAATGGTGCCGGCATGACACAATGGCTTGATACTTTGTATTTTGCAATCGGCAAAGACGCAAGCCAAATGTACAAGTGGAATCAAATTAACACATATGCAGTTGCATTAGCAGCATCAGGTCCAACTTGGCAACCATATCAATCACCAACTGGTGGCTACATGCCAAGAGCAGAGCATGTAAGAGCACACGCCAATAAACTTTTTTGCGCTAATACAAAAGAACTAAACAATGATGCTACACCATCTTTAGAAGACCATCCAAACAGAATCCGTTGGTCGCATGAAAATAGACCAGAAGATTGGTTTCAAGATGATTATATTGACATCGTAGCTGGTGGCGAAGGCATACGTGGCCTTGCCATAGTTGATGGACAGCTTTTAATATTTAAACCCAAAGCAGTTTACTTGCTTATGGGTTACGATGCAGATTCGTTTCAACTCGTAGAACTTTCTACAACAGTTGGCATAGAATATCCACAACATGTCGTAGAAGGCGGCGGTGGAGCATATTTTTTTAGTTATCCAGCGGGAATGTTGTTTTATAATCGCAATGGAATACAGGATATATTTTCTAGATTAAAACCAACTATTGACACAAATAGAATTAATGCTAACAAACTTACAAATTTAACTTTATCTTATGTTAACGACAGAGTATGGATGTCTGCGCCATTTGACTTTGACCCAACAACAACAAGCTCTACAACAAACCCAACGGGAACAGCCGTAGAATATTCAAATATGAATTTTATATTTGACCCAAGCATCGGTCAATCTGGTGCATTTACTATGTATCAGTCAGCTATTTATCAAGAGGCCGCAACTCCAGTAGACATAATAGGATATGGACTAGTATCAGGTTGTGATTGGAATGATGCAAATGGTGAAATATGGCATTTGATGATTCATCCAAATGATAGTTTTAAATATGTAATGTATGTTGATGAATTTGAATACTCAGATGATATTCCACAAAACGTTATGGATGATATCCCAGCCGGAGATGATTTAGGAAACTTTCAAACCGTATTTGTTACACCCTGGTTTTATGATGACCGTTACGTGCAAGATAAAACATTTGTTAGAAGCTTGTATGTTGTGCGCCCAGTAGATGAAACAACTGAAATCAACGTAGATGTTTATCATGATTTTAATACAGAAACCAAAACTACAAATCACATAATAAATCTTGAACCTGTAGTCACTGGTGCATTATGGGGGGCTGGTGTATACGGCGTTGGAGTATTTGGTGAAAGTGACCTTAAAGAAGGAATTCAAAGAGGTGGCAGATTAAAGAGAGCTAAATGTGTACAACTTAAATTTGAAGGACCAGCTGCCGTAACTACTACCAGTTTTGAAGGTAGACAATGGGGAATAAATTCAATAGCTTATAAATTTAAACGACGCAAAGTAAGGAGTCAGAAATAAAATGGCTGTATTAAGTGGATTAAATACGTTTAACAATGGTGACGTCATTGACGCACCACAAATGAATACCAACTTCACTCAGGTTAAAAACTTTGTTGAAGGTTTATCGGCAGGCAACAACTTTGACGTTGGTGCGATTGGTACTACAGACATAGCAGACACAGCAATCACAGCAGATAAAATAGCTTCTTTGGCTGTAACTAGTGCAAAATTAGCATCATCATTATCATTGGTTACACCAAACATTGGTACTGCCACTGGAACGGCTTTAACTCTTTCTGGAACTGTTGTAGACCATCCAAGCACCAACACAAGAGCAACTGGGTATACACTTGCTCTAACAGATGATGGAAATATAATTGAAGTAAACTCAGCTTCAAGCGTTACGATTACTGTTCCAACATTTGCTTCTGTTGCTTTTGTTGCGGGAAGTAAAATTACAATAATTAGAATTAATACAGGTGCGGTTGTTATTGCCGGCGATACAGGCGTAACGGTTAATGCAACTCCAGGTTTAAATCTTCGTGCTCAATGGTCAGTTGCTACTTTAATATGTAGAGGAAGTAATTCTTGGATATTAACTGGAGACATTAGTAGCTAATGCGTTTAATAAATACTTCTGGAGGTGGTATACCAGGCACTCCAACCATTGGTACGGCCACGGCTGGAAACACCACTGCATCTGTTGCTTTTACTGTGCCAACATACACTGGCAAAGGTGGTGCTGTAACTTACCGTGCATTGTCGACACCAGATAGCGTTGAAGCAACGGGTTCTGCGTCTCCAATTACCGTTACTGGTTTGACAAATGGTGTTTCTTATACCTTTCAAGTTAGGGCAGAAACATCGTATGGAGTTAACAGTCCTTACTCTGCATCATCTAACGCTATAACTCCTGTTGCGCCTCCTACACCAACTCCAACACCTACTCCTACACCTACTCCAACACCTACTCCTACACCTAC